TTGATACCACTTATAATGATGGACTAGTAAAAAGAGAAATCTCTGAAACTAATAAAATAGTTTACTTTGGTACTCGATTATCTGGTGAAGAATTACTTCGCGACTATCAAAGGAAAACTTAGGGGTTTACAATCCTTAAGATTTATGGTATAATACATATATGAGCGTAACTAATTTTTATCAAGGATCATTAAGATATGGTCCAACAGGAAAAAGAAGGAAAGGCCACGCGGCCAATCCAGTTAAAAAGAAAAGACCTGAATTCGTACCTATGAAAATAGATCCGATCAGAGCTAAGTTAGCACAGCAACAAGCCGAACTAAGAGAAATAGAAAGATTAGATTTCTTAGAAAGAATTAAGAACGTAAAAAGTTCTATGGGCAAAAAAGAAAATCTCCAATATACTGGGGAAAGAAAATTATTAGGTATTGCGACTATGCACAAAAGCAATGCAGTACCAATCTTCGAATCCGATAAGGAGCACGCTATAGATATAGCACGGATGCGAAGATGAACAGTTCGGGAATACGTCACTCTTTAACTCCTTATCTTTCAGAATGTGACCTCTGTTCCCACCTTATTAAATAAAATTATGGCATTAAAGAAAAATAAAAAAAGAATAGCAATGAGGAAAGATAGAGTTTCCTTAGATGCAAAAATGATGGGTCCAGAACCCCTGTTTACCGAAGAGGATAATACTCTTGAAGAACAAACCGACGGTAAGGTTGGATCAAAATGGGCTAAGGCTTCAGGATGGTATAATTACTTTTATGATAATAAAGATTACTGCCCATTTGCTTATGAGTGGCTAGAAAAACAGCTAGGCTGGGATGAAGAAAAGATTAAGGTCTTTGCCAGATTACCTGATTATAGAACTAGACAGATTGGCAACATCGGTGTTATAGCTGCCAGGGGTTATGTCTACTGCCCAGAGCTTATACAAAAATATACAGACATAGCTAATGAACTTTATGAAGCAGGTTTATTAATGCAAGAGGTTAAACAAGAAGCTGCTAAAGAAAAACCAGCCTTACCTAGTATCCAAGAAAGAACAAGACTAAAAGTATTAGAAACTGTATACACAGATTGGGATAACTCAATTATAGAACAATGGGTAGAAGGTAATTATAAAGTTAAGTTCGATGCTTTTACTTTATTTAAATCCCATGGTTTAAAAGGTAATGCAATTCCTATATTTAAATCCATGATAGATTTAGATTACGAAGTATTAAAAGATGCTTATGATAATACGTGCGATCAGGCTAAAGAAGCTTATGCACATATAACAAAACCGAATAAAAAGAAAATGCTCAACGTATACGACACTTTATTTGAAGACCTTGATAAACTTAAAGATAGCTTTAAAGCAACGCGTAAGACACGTGTACGTGTCCCTAGGACTATGGAACAACAAGTATCTAAGTTAAACTATATGAAAGAAGACCTTAAATGTAAGTTAACATCTATTAACCCAATGCATGTTCCTACTAAGAATAAGTTATGGGTTTATAATACTAAACAAGGTAAACTTGCAGAATATGTATCTGATGGAAGTGGATTCGAAGTAAAAGGTTCTACTATACAGAACTTCGATGCTAAGCAAAGCAAGATAACCAAATTAAGAAAACCTGATGATATCTTACCACAGATACTGAACAAGACAGAGCTACAGATAGCCAAGGTATGGAAAGGTTTAACAACAACAATTTATGAACCCACAGGCCGAATTAATAAGGACTGTATTTTAATGAGAGTAATATAATGGATATATTGAAAGAAAAAATTATGACAAAGAAGAGGTTTAGCAACGCCGTAGAAGAGCTGGTTGTTAAGAAGAACTTTTCTTATATGGATGCAATGAACTACATCATAGAAAAAAGAGGAATGGATTATAGCAATATAAAGAAACTTCTATCTGATTCTTTGAAAGAGAAAGTTACAGCAGAAGCTCAGGGTTTAAATCTAATTAGGGATAAGAAAGGTAATACATTACCCGTATGATGCAACCCTTCGATGCTTACAGTTTATATAACTCACTTAAGTTGCACTTTGAACAAGATTCATATGATGCTATTAAGTACAATTTTAAATCAAACGTAAAACCAAATTCATTCTTTGCAAGGAAAGATAAATACTTCTTTGCCAAACTAGCTAAGACTTATGATGATAAACTCATGCAGTATTATATAGCTAACTTTAAGAATGGTGTTAGTTACGTTGGGGATATGATTAATGAAAACGGTGAACATCATTTTAAAGAACATACAAGAATTCACGAATCGCTAACACGTGAGTTTGAAAAAGATATAAATAGATTAGTAGATATGGATATAGAGTTTGATCAGTTCTTTGTAACTAAGCAAACCCATCCATTGATAATAAAATTATTGATGAGAGAAGAAATCAATCTGGAAACAGTTGTTATTCTCGATTCAATTTTAGGGTTTATGAACCGTGAAGGATCTAAGATAACTGAGACAATTATTTGGCCAGATATCTATAGAAAGATTACTAAATATAAACCTTTTGTAAACTTTGATAAAAGTAAATGTGTAAGCATTATCAAAAAGAGGTTTACAAAACCATAGAAGTGTGGTATAATATACTCTTATATAATGAATAAAGTGGATAATTCAACAATACAGTGTACATGGAGAAATAAAAAATGTCATTTGAAAACTTAAAGAGCGCGCGAGGCTCATCTATCGATAAACTCGTAAAAGCAGCAGAAGCTGTATCCACCCCAAAAGCGGACAACTCATCTTATGGTGATGATCGTCTTTGGAAACCTACTAGAGACAAAGCAGGAAACGGTTACGCGGTAATCAGATTCTTACCTGCCAAAGAAGGTGAAGATCTTCCTTGGGTAAGATACTGGGATCACGGATTCAAAGGTCCTAATGGTCTATGGTATATAGAAAAATCTTTAACCTCAATTGGTCAACCTGATCCAGTTTCGGAAACGAATACTGTGCTTTGGAATACTGGTAGAGACGAGGATAAAGCTATTGCTCGTGAAAGAAAAAGAAGATTACATTATGTGTCAAACATATTAGTTATCTCTGATCCTGAAAACCCACAAAATAATGGAAAAGTATTTCTTTACCAATTCGGTAAAAGAATCTTTGATAAAGTTATGGATGTTATGCAACCACAATTTGCGGATGAAAATCCTGTCAATCCATATGATTTCTGGGAAGGCGCTGACTTCAAGATTAAAATCAGAAAAGTTGATGGCTGGGTAAACTACGATAAGTCGGAGTTCTCAACCCCATCATCATTATTTGATGGCAATGAAGCAGAGCTAGAAAGTGTATATGGGAAACTACATTCACTAAGTGATTATACAGATCCTTCACAATACAAATCTTATGATGAACTTAAAGCAAAACTTAATAGAGTATTAGGTACTGACGCTGGAATTACTGCCGATATGGCAACTATGACTACTGCGCCAATTCCTACTATGGAACAAGCACCTCAAGTAGAATCAGCCCCAGTAATGGAAAGCTCTTCTGATGAAGATGATACGTTAAGTTACTTTAACAAATTAGCAAACGAAAGTTAAGCTAGTTGGTCTGTAGAATAATCTAACGTATTCAATACTACAGGTCGAAAAGGTCAAGCATCCTATAGGATCTTGGCCTTTTTTTTATCTACTGGTTACTGATGCCAGTGTACTTGTGGCTTTTGTGATTGGTGATTGGATTACGTTTGAAGTAACCTTTGAGTTTTTAGAAACATTACCACCTGTGGTATTTTGAATTATTGCATTAACTGATGTAGCACTTTCTTTTTGTCCTGCTGAATTACTATCAGAAGTATTTAATATATCAGATCCAGGAATAGTGGGATTCTGAGCATTTAGTTCAGATTCTATTTCTCTTTCTTTTTCTAGAGCTTTTTCTTCGTCTAATCTTTTTTTATTTAATCGAGCTGCTTCTTTAGCTTTTTCTGCATTATCTGTAGCCATTCGATCCATCTGTGGCATTTCAAAATCAAATCCTAGCCATTTACCAAACTTACTAACCAATCCCATGATCATATTAGCTATATCAATATAGACATTCGCGAACATTGCCATACCGTCCTTTACGTAGCCCCAGGCAACCTTAATAACATCGAACATGGATCCAAATCCCATCGCATCTCTTATTGCTTTTATACCTAAAAAAAGTAAACCGAATGCAGCTGCTATAGCTAATATTGGTAATAGAATTGGTGCCATTGCTGCTAAGATTGGAACCATTGCGGTCATCATACCTGTAAACATTGCCCCAATTGCTGGTATCATTGTTCCCATCATAAAGACTCTAAATACTTTAGCCCCGATAACAACACCTCTTACTAGTTTCATAAAAGCACCACCTAATGCGCTTATCATTCCTGAGAACATGTTGCTTATAGTAGGTATAAATTTAGTCATCATAAAGATTTTAAATGCGCGGGCTGCTTTTAATAAACCACCTGCTAAACTTAGTATCTTACCACCAAACATAGCTCCTATGCCAAGTAAGATAGCTCCTATAGCTTTCCAGTTTTCAGAAAATCCTGAAGAAAATCCTTCCCAATCCCCTGTAATCGCTGCATATAAAGTNTCAAATATTCCACTGATAGAANNTATAGCTGCTGTTACAAGCTCTTGGAACTTTTCTGGATCTAAAAACATAAGTGCCAAACCAGCTAAACCGGCAAAGAATCCTGCCTTTCTGGCATTCTCCCCGATTGCTTTATCGAATGATTCACCCATTACTTCAAACTTATCGCCTAATAAAAACAATGCACTAGATTGTTCTTCAGCCAATGCAGTTGCTTCTCTTCTGGATTCTTCAGATTTCGCCCCTTCCCCTATCATTTCTAATTGTTCACGAGCTAATTCTTGACCAGCTAAATCACCTTCTTTTATTGCAGTTTCTAATAAACCCGTATTTGTTTCAAATGCTTCTCTTAAAGCGATTGTTGCTTCATTGGTTTCGCCAGTAAACCTAGCTTCCAGTTTATCAATTGATCTCCGTATTTGATTAGGATTAGCTGATGCAATTTTAGACATTTCTACATTTTGATCAATAATGTTTTGTAAGCTTGAATTTGAAGTCTTTGATGCAATTTCATTAATAGAGGTAGCCTGAGATTCTATATCAGATAGTTCTTTTAATCGCGCTGCTATATTATTAGCATTTTTTGGTGCATCTTCGAATGATTTTTGGCTTATAGCTAGTAATTCTTGTAAGTTATTAGCTTGATCAGTTTGACCCATATGGGCAAGCTTGTCAATCTTTGTCTGAGCAGCAATGCTAGTATTTTGTAATTTTAATAGATTAGATAAACGATCAATCCCACCAGCATTTTCTTTTATATCTTCTTTATGATTTGCTCTTGCTTCCTTAGCAGCTTGTTTAGCTAGCTTGTCCTCATCTTTCCTTTTGGCTATAGGTTTTTGAGGTGGTGCTGTAGGTTTCTTATCGTCTGCCATTTACTTAATCCTAGTCTGGGTTACTGTCGCCGTGTTCTTTAGCTGCGCTTGAGG